TGGCCTGCATGTCGCGCACCTTGTCTGCCATCTCGGCCTGCATCTTCTCGCGCTCCAACTGGAATCTGGCCTGCGCCTCTTCTGTCTTGCGCTTTGTCTCGGCCATCTGTGTCTGGATGAGTGCCTGAGACGTTGGGTCCGCCATCGCCACTGACTGCATCTGGGTCTGCTTGGCCTGTTGCATCTGTTGCACCAACTGCTGAATAATTGGTGTGATGCCCTCGAATGTCTTCTGCGCGTCTTGGTTGACCAACTGCGCGGCCATTGCCAGCGCCTCTTGGGCGGCTAGGTCCAGCTTGCGCTCTTCGTTCAACTTGAACGAGTCTTCTCCACCAGCGGCGTGTGACACGTAGTTGCGCATCGACTGCAGGTAGTGCAGTGTTAAGTGTTGCTTGATGTGCTCCAACATCAAAGGCGTCACACCGGGGCCAATGAGTGGGTTGCCGCCGTACGCAGGGTCCATCATGTACGCCAAGTGCACCTTCAGGTGGTCAATGTGGCTCTGGTCTGGGAACGCGGCCGCCGCGTGGCCCATTGTCATCTGAACGTTCTCCAGTGCAGGGTTGCTTTCAACCGAGCCCTGTGGGTTAGGCATGACCTTCTCAATGTCAGGCACCTTCATCAACTTCATCACGCGCATGTGCGCTTCCCGCACGTTGTACAACTGGGGCGCCTTGTCTGCCAACTGCATTACCAGTTGAGCCTGAGTTAAACGCTGTGTTTCGCTGAAAATGTTAGGGTCAGAGATAGGGCTGACGTCTGAATTGTCTTCAAAGTCCTCAACCGCGATCTCGGCACCGGACTGGTTGTCCATGTCTTCCAAGTACCAGTGGTTGATACGTGACAAGACCTGCAAGCTCTTAGCCTGACTGCGGTGCAGTCGTGCGTGAATGCTTGAGAATACTTTAGAACCCTGCTCGATGAGCGCCTGTGTTGTGCCAACAGGTGTGTTGCTACCCGCGTCGGCAATACGGCCTTCGCTGGTCTTCACAACACCTTTAGCCGCGTCAGTCAACCAACCTAACAGGTTGTACAGCACAGAAGACGGTGGGTTGAACGGCAGTGGCATTGCCAACTTACGCACGTCGTCCACGCCGGGTGAACCCTCGATCTCTACGACCTGAGTTGGTTCAATGCGGTCTGTCTGTCCACCAATGCGTCCGCCTTTTAGCTTCAACATGGTCTGGCTGTTGTTCACGTGCGCTGAGTCCATCAACGCGCGCAATGAACCAGTCAGTGCCGCGGATAGTCCACCAATCAGGTGTGGCATACCAATCGCATAAGCGCCGCGCCATGGAATAAACTTGTACTCCACCATCCAGTCGAGCTTGCGCATGCGCAGGTCACCAGACTGCCAGTTACGGTACAGTGCAACCACCTTGCTTGAAATCTCGTCCACCGTCATAACATACGGCGCACGTGCACCTTTTGTCAGCGGGTCGTCTTCCAAACGCAAGAACGCGGTAATTTCGTACACGCGGCGCAAACCGTCTACGTTCTTCGTTGGCTCTGTTAGACCTTCAATTTTGTCGTTGGCCTTTTTAGACTGTGTCTGGTTCTCAGGCAACAGGTCAGAGGTGTATATCTCAATGTCGCGGTACTCACCAACTTCGATACGTTGCTTGAACATATCTTCGGTGATGTCTTGCTGTTCTGTAACACGCGCGGCTGAGTAAAAATTTGTCGACGCAAAAGGCAACAGCACGTTGTCAATTGGAACCCATTCTGGCACTGGGCGGTTCAGGTCCTTGTCCCATCTCCATTTGAGATACTGTGAGCCGCCAAGGGGAAGCTGTGTAAACAACTGCTCCATCTCGTCGCGGTACTCTTCAACCTGCTCTGTCAACTGCCAGTTCAGGAAGTTGGCTTTACGCTGTGCTGTGTCCAAACGAGTTTGGTCCGCCTTGCCCTTGATAAAGGTGCGCACCAATCCGTCTGCCGGCAACAACTCTTTGCAGGCGTTTGCCGCAAAGTCCACGCAGGCCTCTGCCATGATAGGGTGAACCACCTTGGACGCGCCGTCAAACGTTGCACCGCCGGGGGCGTCGTTGCCCAAACCTGTGCGGCGGATGCCCTCTTCGTACTGCTTGTCACGCTGTTTGCGCGACTCGCGGTCCACTTCAATCAGGTCAAGGTACTCGGATGCTAAACTGTCCAAGATACCCTCTTCCATTTCTTCTGCCAAGTTGGCGTAGAACTCTGGATTCTGTGACGGCTTTTCAACCTCTGTCATGTTCACCACAACAGAGCCGTCTTCCAACTCAATAACCTCTGACTCTACATCGTCAATGTCGATGTCAAGCGCCTCGGCCAGATCTTGGATTTCTTTGTCCGTGTCTACTTCTTTCGTCGTCTCGTTTTCAGCGTACGACAACGCGGACAGATTACCGCCCTTTTGGAGTGGAATGATTGGTTGCATTATTGGTTAAAGCCTTTGTATGCTTTACGAATTGGTCCGGCCATTGGCAACATACCCAAAGCGCTCATGCCAGCGCTAACTGGTTCGCCTTTTCCAATGTAGTGTCCTGTTTCTGCGGCGTACATAGGCGCCACAGCCATTGCGCCAGCGGGGTTTAACATGGCAATGTCTGCCAAACCAAAACCACCGGGCAAGTTACTGGCGGGTCCACCAATTACTGTGTTGGCTGTTTTGCGTGCATTGTAGCGGGGCATACCTGACCGTTCTAAAAAGTCTTGGCCCAATGAAGAGATACGCTCTCTAGGAGACGCTTTGTACTCGCTCATTGAAGGCTGACGGCGCTCATAGGCGCGCATCATCATTTCATCAGCGGAGTTGTCCATGCTTGTGCCGCCTCTACGAATGTGGCCAACTATGTCTTCTAACGTTGGGGAATCTTGTGTGTAACCACCGCCTGCATAACCGCGGACCATCATCTCGGCCTGCATGTCGCGGGGAGAGTACATCATACCGCCTGCGGCTTTACCTTGCACCGCACGGCGGCGTCTGTCTTCCAACTCTTGCATCTGCCAGTCTTGCGCAAACGGTGCGCGTTGCTCGGGGGTTGTGTCCAGCAAATAATCGCGCTGGTGTTGTGCCTTCCAATCATCTGGGTGCTTAGTCACCACCGTTTCTGGCAGACCAGACATGCGGGCCTCGTCGCGCCACGCGTTCATCTCTGCGGTTGCGGGGCCACGGCCCTGCACAGGGCGTTGGGCAATAGGGTTCATGCCGGTGTAGTTGTGGCGCATGGGGTTGATCATTGCGTTGATCGCGTTCACAATGTCTTCTTGGTCTGGGTCAATACCGCGGGCACGGAAGTCCGCAACAACCTTGTCCACCAAGGCGCCGTGCTTGCCTAACAACATTTCGTCTGTCAGTTTGTCCAGTCCGGGGCCTTCCATTTGCGCCGCGCGTGTGGCAAACGGCTCGCTGGCGCTGGTCATCTGAGGAATGTCTCCCTCGGTCATACGAATAGCATCAAGACCACCCATTGCGTCGTCTGACAGGTCCATCGCCTCTTCACCCAACTGCTGGCGCGTTGCCAACTCTTCTGTTGAGGGTGTGAATGACTTGTTCCATGTGCGGTTGCCTGTGCGGCCCGTGTTGGCCATCGACATGAACTCGTCTTCAGGGAACGCGTTTAGAAACTGACCCTTAGGATATGCACGCGCCTTGATGTTTGCGGGTGACATGCCAAACTGGCTTGGTAAATCTTGGTAAGGACCCACTGACTCGCGTGTTGCCACACCCTTGGCACGCTCTGGTGTGATTGTGCGGCCTTCTGGTGTTGTTACCGCTTGATATGGACGGCCTGTTGCGTCAACAAGCTGGTTTGAGAACGGTGTCTGCTGTTGTGTGCGCGCCATTGTCTGCGGCGCGTTGCCTGTTGGCTGAGAAAGGGACCGAATGTGGTCCTCTAGCTGTTTTACTTCTTCTGGTGACGGTGGTTTGCCCACCGCTTTTGTATATTTACGAATTGCGTCTTGAATTCGGCTTGCAAACTGCTCAACCACGCCAGTTTTACCGCCGGTACCGTAATGAGGGATGCCTGCTTGTTCGTACATCATTTGTGTCGGTGTTTTAATTGGATTAAGCATCGTAATCTCGGTTTTTCAAAATTTTGTTGTAGTTTTCAAGGTCGCCGCCCTTAACAATGTCTTTCAACATGCTCCGATACCCTGCTCTAACCTTGCCCCAGACAGAAAATGACTCGCTTCGTCCTCGGATATAGCGACACATCTGACAACCACACTGCCTGATCTCTTTTGCGTGCGATGAACTGTGCATTCAAGGGGCCTCCTATAACCAATCACCCATAAATGAGGGTGTTTGTGCCCGAAAATCACGCGGCGTAGGGGTTATTCACCCTGTTTCGCGCAATATCATCCGCGTGTGCGTAGTCTCGCGCCGGCAGTGGGTCCAACTGGAGCCAACCTGAGTCCCTAAGTACCCTCAGAGCCTGTGAAAGTGCGTCAACGTAGTCGTCGTGGCCTTTAGCCTCAGGAAAAGAACACACCTGCCTGATGAAACGCTTGGCCCAAGGTGCCACCTCACCCGGATTTTCTGGGTCCTCTGGCACGTACACCCGGCCTTTTGCAATCAAGGGCGCCACAATGTTCATCCTTTGCACCTTATCCGCGCGTCCGGGGTTGTAGGACCTCACCGGCAGGTGCGCGGCCTGTAGTTCTTGAATGAGGGAGATACCCGCGGACTTATCTTCCATCAAAATGAGGTCCGTTTTCTTACCCTTGGCAAAGGTGTTGTCCGCTCCGTACACAACTTCCTTGTAGTCCTCGATCACCTTGCGTCGTAACTCGGGGTACGACAGGTGGTTGTCCCATGCGTCGAGCAAAATGCAACTTGTCGCAAAGTCTTCTTGCTCGAACACACCCAACGCGATGCACGCGGTTGGGTCGTTGTGTGTTTTTTCGCTGGTGGCCGGGTCGTACGACACCAGCACGTACTCCAGCACAGGCGTCGGCTTTTTTGCAGGCCAACTTCTAAACCATTTACGCTTGACAATACCCGCGTTCTCCGGGTCCAAGATCTCGCCGTAAATCTCTTGACGTCCTAGGTCTGTGCCCTCGTACGCTTCAAGTTGTTTGAAGAACGTGCTGGAGAGGTTTGACCTGTTGTCGTATGAGGAGGCTCTGGACACGTACACGTCACCGCCAACCTTACCCTCGTTCAGGTCCGTGATAAGTTCCAGTGGCTTGGGTGTGGTGGTGATGATCGACTGCACACGCGCTATGCGCGGGTCTGTCAGTCGCAACGTAAACTGAATCTGGTCGTACGCGTCGTCGATGTACTCGAACGCACACAACTCGTCTGCCCACATGCCGTGCCACTGTGTACCCCGGAAGCGCTCTGGCTCAGACGCCGGGATGCCGCGGATCATGCTCCCGTTCTTCAGCGTCAACTCAAACAGTGACTTGTTGTAGTCCTTGATCAGCGAGGAGGGTATGATGTTCAGCAAGCCTGAGTCACCCTCGAAGCAAGTTGCGCGAATGTCGTTTGATGTGGGGGCTGTTACCAACCAGCGGGTCTTGTCGTAGATTGCCGCCCTTAGTCCTAGCCAGTTTGACGCCGTGTGCGTCTTGCCCGAACCCCGGCCGGCCAAAAGTAAGAACGTGTCATACTCCCCGTCCTCTGGCTCTTGTTGGTGCGGTAGTGCCGTTAGCTCCCACCTCACACGCCACAGTGCCAGATCCAGTTGCTCCTTGGGCCATCCCTTGTTTTGATCAGCAAAAGCCTTGAGTAGTTTTTGCTGTGTGTCGTTCATAGGCATACTGTCAGGTACCCTTCGCTAACTAGGAACGTGTTGTTGGGGTCTGCGGTCTTGATGTGCATGCAGGGCCTAATGTCCACTTTGGTAACGTGGGTAATCCTGCGCATCTCTTCGTACTGGGGTCTACGCACGGGGGTCTGGTCCTCGACCAGTTTGAGGTTGGTCCTGAACACCATGTGGTACTGGTGTTGGTGTTGTGCTATCTCTGTGCGTATGCCTAAGGACTCTGTCAGGTTGTGGATTGACCTGAACAGCCTCAGGTCCTTGATGTTGAACCTGAACTTTGCAGAGATCTTGCTGTGGCATTTTGGTCTGGAGGCACATACCCCCCGGAGTATAGCCAGTCGTTGCTCAAAGGATCCGAACAGGTACTCTTCTGGAATGTGGTCTGGTATCTTGCCGTACGCCTCGATCAGCTTGGAGGTTACGTGGGTGCGCCTGTCCCTGTGTGGGTCCCCTATCCACATTCCCATGTCGTAGGGGTGGAGAGGTAGCGGCTTGGCGCTTGGCTTAATCGGGTAGCACGTTGGCATCCTGCACCAACCCGTGTCTATGGTGGCTAGGTTCTGTGGCGCGTAGATTGGGAGGCTGTACTCTTCTCTGGGCGGGACCTTGCGCCCCCACTTGGACAGTGTGAGGAATATCTTGCTGTCGTACACCGGAATGCCGGTACGGCTATCCACTACCAACGTCAGGCCGTCCTTGGTCCAGATCTTATGACACACCACCGGCGTGTACTCCTGAACAGAAACAACCTTGACGGGCAGGCCCGTGTAATCAAAAACCTCATCCCCGGGTTTGATAAACCTCGCTAACTGCCATCCGGCAGTGGTGGGAATGGGGGTACGTGCGTCGATTCCCATGTCTAACCCTAATTACCCATGGATGTGGTTGTTTGTGCCCCAGTTTAGGGTGGGGGGTATATGACCCAGAAATCAGCGTTTTGTTCAGGGTGTCGGGCTGTTCAATCTTATTTTATTATTTTAAAAAAAAAAAAAAAAAAAAAAAAAAATAAAATATAGAGTTATGACCCCGACACCCTGAACACCCTGAACAACATGAGTACTTAGGTATACAGTTTTGAAACTATGAGGTTGAGGGTGTTACAAATACCCACACTGACAGCAGGGTCTATATACCCCCGGGGGTATATTTGTAAACTTATACGTTAACAAATAAAGTGTTTTGTTAACCTATATGTAAAAAAAATACAGAAATTGCAAAAACTTGCTGTCTGTGGGGGCCCCCCGCCCGGGGTGTCGGATGGGACCCTAAATGGGGTGTCGCTAAAAAACAACGCCCCCTCATACCCTACGGGGTATAGTAGCATACCCTACGGGGTATAGTACCGGCTTGGTCGCATACCCTACAGGGTATAGTACCGCTCGGCCGCATACCCTACCCAGTACAGTACCACCGAGGCGCATACCCTACCCAGTACAGTATGCGCGCCAAGCTGGCATGGATCTTGCATGGCAAGCAAGTATCATGCCAACGTGGCATGGCACGCATTGTGCTATTAGCAAGAAGCATGCCAAGGCACAGTGGCACGTATGTTGCTAATAGCAAGAAGCATGCCAACGTGGCAATTTGCATGAAACGTCAATGAGAATGATTCTCATTACCAATGCGCACGCGAGGCCGATCTGCCTGTCTAGCGTCAATGCACTAATATAGTGCCCTGCATCATTGCCCTAAACGATCGTCTAGTGCTGATCTAATTCACCCCCAAATGACCATATCAGTGTTACCAACCAAACCCCTAAAGGAACAAACCATGCAAACCCTCACACCATCACGCCACACAGGCGACCGCGACAACATGTTCACAATTAACCTGCCACGTATGCGCGGTATATACAGCGACGCAAGCTTGTACCAAGGCTATAAGAAAAACGACGACGGCATTTACTGGGCCCTGCAACATTCGTCCTGCCTACAGGGCCATTACAGCGAGGCAGACATTGCCCATCGCGACCGCCTGCACAACATGAAACCATTGGAAAATGGCGACATTGTCCTGATCAATGGTGAGCAGTACAAGACGCGCATTCTCGGCAATTTCAGCGACTGCGCAATTTTCGACAAGGTTTAATCGATGCGTGATGGCCTGCGTGCAGGCCATTGCAGATCAATTCACCCCCAATTGACCATATCAGTATCACCAACCAAAAGGAGGCCATCATGGCAATCGTTACCCTGTTCAAAGCAACATACAAACCCGCAACAAACACACGCTCGGCCAAGATCATGGTCCAACGTATGGACCTAAACGACAAGGCCGAGGCCATGTCGCTAGACTACAGCGCGAAAAGCATCACGCGTCAGGCCATCGTCGACTATGCTAAAAAACGCGGACCACAGTATTGGGTCCCCACCGACGAGGACGACCTGCAGTACGTAGGTGACGAGAAAAACAGCAACGTCCAGTACTACATCACAAGCAAATAATGCGTGATGGCCTGCTTGCAGGCCATTGCAGATTATTTTCAACAACAGGAGCACACCATGAAAAAACCCACCGGATACGTTATATACCGCGGACCCTCATTACTGGACGGCACACCAATTGTGGCCATTGCCCTGCTTGGGTCCAGTAATCGCAAGACAGGCAACATGGTGCAGACCTATATCCTGCGCGACGACATGCGCCCGACCTTGGCCGTCCAAACTGGTGCGGACAGCGCGATCTGTGGCAATTGCAAACACCGGCCATTTTTAGGTGGCGCGTGCTACGTGGTCGTGGCCCAAGGTCCTACAGTGGTTTTCAAAACCATGCAGGCCGGCAAATACCCCGATGCAACACCGGCCGACGTCGGCACCATGGTGTCCGGTCGCATGGTGCGTCTAGGCACGTACGGGGACCCTGCCGCTGTGCCGGCCAACGTATGGCAGGCCCTGACAGCACAGGCCGTCGGCCGTACAGGTTATACGCACCAATGGGCCAACGAGGCCCTGCCCATGGACCATCGCGCAGACATTGCACAATTGACCATGGCCAGTGTAGACACAGTAGAAGAGGCCCAACAGGCACGCGCCAGTGGCCTGCGTTACTTTCGCATTCGTTTGGCCACCGAGGCCCTGCAGGAGCGCGAATTCGTGTGCCCTGCCAGTGAAGAGGCCGGTAAGCGCAAACTGTGTGACACGTGTGGCGCGTGCAATGGCACGACCAAATCCACTGGCGCAAGCCCTGTGATCATTGTGCATGGCAACAAGGCACGACGTTTCACAGAACAACGCGCGACAGCATAATTGATGCGTGATGGCCTGCGTGCAGGCCATTGCAGATCAATTCACCCCCAATTGACCATAGTAGTATCAGCAACAAAACAGGAGAAAACACCATGGATAAGTTATACGCATTTCAACGTCGCATGCATTCAAAAAGTCACTTTTACCCACGTGAGTATGGTGTGGCCATTAACTGGAATGCGCAGACACGCAAATGGGAAACCCTGACATTCAAAATGGACAGCGCCCACAAGGCAGAATTAGAGGCCCTGTTGCAAGGCACCGACGGCCACATTTACCGCATTGACGGATTTTTCACAAACTAAGGAGCAGACCATGATCAAGTTCAAAAAGACAGTGCCGGACGGCCGGCACAACACAGAGGCGCGTGATTGCACAGTGCGCGCATTGGCCCACGTGGCCGACATGCCATACAGTGAAGCGCACGCGCTCATGGCCTCATTCGGCCGTAAGAACCGACGTGGCGTGCCACGTGGTGACGTGGTCAGGGCTTACGCAAGCAAGGGCCTGACATACATCAAACGCAACGACAGGCCCACACTGGCCCAGTTCATGCGTGAGGACGGCGCCAAGCATGAGCGCCTAGTGATCAACAAAACCGGCCACGTGTTTGCCCTGATCAATGGCACACAGTTGGACATGGCCAAGTGCGGACCACGCACGCGAGTGCAGGGTTATTACGTGCCGGCAAAATGATGCGTGATGGCCTGCGTGCAGGCCATTGCAGATCAATTCACCCCCAATTGACCATAGTAGTATCAACAGGAGCAAACCATGAAGACAATCACAATCACAGAAAAACAGTGGCGCGAATTAAATGTCGGCCTGCTGTTACAAATGGCCGAGTACTTGCACGATAACCACAGCGAGGGCCAAACGCGCGAAGAGGTGGTCAGTGAGCGCAACGACCTGAACACAGCGCAATTCGAGTACAAGAAAATCAGAGAGGCATTCAAAGCATGAAATACTTACGCGAATTTATCGAGGCCCTGATACTGGCCGTCCTAATCGGTGGCCCGCTGTTTTATTATTTTCTTTACGTAATGAAACCATGACAAACTGGCCATTCCCCCCATTTCCAAACCCACTGGATAAGGGCGCCAACGTGCCCAAGTTCAACCCCGACAATCACGAAGACGCGCCCATGTAACTGTGGGCACAAACAGGAGCACACACCATGAAAAAAGAAGACTTGCAAATCATTGCAGACGTATTGATCAAAGCGCACAAAAACGAGATCACACGCGACAAAGATTGGTGGTTTGGCACGTCCGACCACGATTTTAATATCCACGACGGAGAGCGCAACAACGGGTGGTACACGATCAACGTCTACCCATACAGCGAAGAGACAGGCACCGATTATTCCACGTGGATAACCCTGCCATTTGTCCGGATCAAACGAGTTTAATTCACCCCCAATTGACCATAGTAGTATCAACAACACAGGAGCACACCATGACAGCACGACCATACACCGACGACGTCGGAGGTTTCATTTACTACAAAAAGATGGCCGAGCAGGCCTCAAAAATAGCCCATAGTAGTGCACATGGCGTGTGTGTCACTGTGGACTATTTCCATGGTGACTACAAGTTTGTCATTTGGACACTGGCCCCCAAGGCCACCAACGGCATTACAAAACACGAGTTGTTCGCAGAGGTCACAGACCAAGATCGCTTAAACGCACACGTTATCGGTTTCACACAAAACATTGAGGAGTTGACAAAATGAGAAAGTTTCCACTGTACATCATTGACAGAGCAGGCCAGTTCACCACGCAGGAATTCCCATCATACGAGGAGCAGTGCGCGGCCGCGGACAAATGGGAGGCCGGTGGCCACGAGACCTACTTCAATTACCTAAACGCAGTCCTGCGTTACGACGCATTCAAACGATTCAACCAAGCACAAGGGGCAAAATAATGAACGCACACCAATCAGCATACGAGCAGGGCAAAATGGACAAGTGGGACCGGATCACACGCACCATGGACGAGGTGCGTGCGCACCACGAGGCCGGCAAGTACGTGGTGATTTTCGAGTCGCTATCCTACTGCCCCTACACCGACGCGCCTATGGGCACCATGCCCCACGTGCTCAAGGCCTGCAAGACACGCGAGGAGGCCGAAGCAATCATCAACGATTATTTTGAAGAGAACATCGACCACGACGTGTGGGACGTTTACATCTACCCAAAGTACAAAGCGCCCAAGCAGGCAACAGAAGAATTCGAGGACATTCCTTTTTAATTCACCCCCAATTGACCATAGTAGTACAACCAACCAAACAGGAGAAAACCATGGATAAAACATACTGGACAGGCCAAGGCCGTTATCAAGCGCAGGCCGACGCGTTAGAAAAGCTTCTGCCAATTTTTGGCGAGGTGGAGGACGGCAAGGGCGCCAACAAGCATTTGGAGGCATTCAGGCGCGCAGTTAACTGCTACTACGACGTGTACAACAACGGCCTGTGCAACAGGGCACGTGAGTTCAGCACGCTGTTTAAAATTGCAGGCGTGGCCAAAGAGATCAATTCGCGTCGTGCCAACGGCATGCTGTCTATGGACACGCAGGAGCGTATTGAGGACAAGATGGGCCTGTTCATACTGGCCGCATTTCAGGAACAATTTGTTGAGGAGACAACAGAATGATCACAGTAGACAAATTCAACGTGCGCATTTTGCGCAAGGGTGACAAGTACGGACGTGACTTCTGCCTGACACACGACGAGGACAAGCCACTGGTCGAGTTCTACGACGGCCGGTACCCCCACTGCGAGTACGGCCAGTTTGTGACACGCTACTATGTGTCCACCATCCTAGGCACCGACAAGTGGGGTCGTGGTGCAGGAGGCCTGATCTTGGATGGTGGCATCCCTGCGTGGACAGTGAGCGCAGAGGACATGGACACAGTGCGCGATTACCTGAGAGCAGAGACCGACCAAGCCCCCAAGGTCATGGTTTGGTTTGGCATGATGACACATGGCCGGTTTGGTGTGACAGAGCACGACATTGAGCCCATGGTGATCATTCATTCAATCGACGAGAAAGCCCTTATGGACCCCAACGAGATTGAAAACCATTTGGCCCTGCACCATTACGACAGTTACATTGTCCCCTCCGAGTTTGTGGGGTACGTCACGTATTCATCAGACTACATTAGGAACATGCCCTAATTCACCCCCAATTGACCATAGTAGTACAAAGGAGCAAACCATGAAAAAGTTACAGAAATTTATCAAAGCAGAAAACGACTGGCGTAAGATTTTCGGCAACCCTGCCCTGACAATCGATACACCGGAAGGCAGACAACAGATAGCAGAGTTGATCGACATTCAACTAAGCCCCGAGAACCTGTACTGTGATGGCGAGATCAGCCACACAGAGGCGCAGATGAAGTACCGCATGTTATCAGGTGCGGCAAAAGACCTGATGAAGATTGACCCCAACGTAGTTATTTATGAAATTTAAGGAGAAAACCATGGACAGCAAAGAACTAGCATCTATCGTGGCCGAATCAAACGGCCGTTTTGTCAGCGTGGTGTTCGTCAAGAAAGACGGCACAGAGCGCACAATGTTGTGCCGTTTAGGCGTCACAAAGTACCTGAAGGGTGGCACGTCCAAGTTGGACGCGGACAAGTACCTGACAGTGTTCGACGTTAAGAAGGAAGAGTACCGCGCGATCAACCGCGAGACCATCCTGTCAGTCAAGTTGGCAGGCAACACATATACACAGGAGGCAGTATGATAGATTACAAGCTTGACCGAGCCTGTGACGGGCAGGACGTGTTCTTTGACGGCAAGAAGGTGGGGTGGCTGTCGTTTGGTGACCTGCGTAGTCTGCATGAAGACAGACGCCCAGTGACCATGTTGATCATGGACAAGGGCACCAAATACCACGACAGCATGGAGTCCGCAAAGCGGTACATCGAAACAGTTTACCAACGAAAGGAGCAACAAGCATGATCACACTATCAACCCTAGAAGAACACCTAGCGTTTTTACTGGCCGAAGACAAGGTCTGTTTTGATGAGGGTGACTGGGACCGACTGGACAGAATACGACTGGCAATCGACGACGTGCGTGATCAGATTAAAAAAGAGGAGAAAACAAAATGACAGTACTAGCAAAACAGCACGCGCCTAATCGCGCAGAGGTTTTGATCGGCAAAGATAACGGGTGGGTGGCAGTGCACATGACACTAGGCACACTGTGGGTGGAGGTGTACGACCACAACGACAACCCGATTCATATCTACAAAGAAGACTGGCCCGAGGCACCAAAACGCAAGTTCAAGGTGCGCGCGTCGTACCAAGCCATGTGCGAGGCCGTAATCGAGGCTAACAGCCTAGACGAGGCATACGATTTGGCCAAAGAATTAGACGGGGGCATGTTCGACACAGAATGCGACCCCGACGACTGGCACATTGAAGACGTAGAGGAAATCAAATGAACACAACAATGTTAAAACACGTGCGCACACTTTTTGTGCGTGAATTTGTGCCGACGAGCACAGCCCGACACAACATGCGCCAGTGGGTAAAATCTGTGCGCATGTTGGGTGACAAACATTTACTGGCCATCAAGGTGGCAAAGAAGGAGACAACATGAAATTCAGAAAAAAGCCTGTGGTCATTGAAGCCACACAATGGTTCAAGATGGGCGACCATCCTGCTGTCTGGAAATGCCACGAGCCACACCTTGGCGTCATACACACGCTAGAAGGCGACCATACAGTCACCCCCGGCGACTGGATCATTACAGGCGTGAAGGGGGAGCATTACCCATGCAAGCCCGACATATTTCAAATGACTTACGAACCAGTGGAGACAGCATGAGATCGTTAGAAGACTACGACATTCGCGACGTGGCCGAGTACCTGCGGGATTGGGGCTACGTGGTGACGGCACCGGCAGACGCGGGTGACGGCCTGTGGGTCAGCCAAGAGCAGTTGGCAGACATTGAACACCTACTGGTGTGTGGCCAACGAGAAGCGGCACAAAACGACCTTTTTAACCTACTAGGGAAAACCCTTAACCGGAGCATGGCATGATGGAACAAATAGACCGATTCACACTGGAAGATCAGATCATGCAGTGTTGGGGTGTTACCGAAGACCTAGACATGATCTACCATACCGAGGCCCTATACCAAGACGAGGACCGCATGATGAACGTGCTATTAGGCGTGCAGGAGTTGTACAAAATCCGGTTTCAGCGTTTATTTGACACGTTTGAGAAAATGGTCCATGAAGGGAAGATCACATGATCAACATACACGTGGCGTATAACACTGTGGCAGAGCAGTGGGTGGTTTGGACAGGGTCAGGCCGTCAGTACTTCGGAAATTCGCGCCTAGAGGCCATAGAGGCCTTTAAGGCCTGTATCCCACCGGATACACCCATCAAGGTGGTGTACTGATGCTGTACTTAGGCCTAATAACCATGTTGGCCCTGTGGGCGGCCGACAAAGGCCGGTGGGCCTTTGTTGTACTGGCCCTACTTTGCTACTTTGAATAAAATGAGTACTTTAGTACTGTTCTTGTTCAGGGTGTTCAGGGTGTCGGGGTCTAAACACTATTTTTGATTTTTTTTTTTTTTTTTTTTTTTTTTAAAATAATAAATAAATAACCCCGACAACCTGAACAGCCTGAACAGCGAGGACCAAAACATGGCACGACAAGACATTAAAAAGACCGGATGGCCCGAAGGGTTATTGCAGGATGACGACAATAGACTAAGCAAGTGGTTTGCAAGCAGGCCCGACGCAAGGTATGTTCTTAGACGAAATTTGGAGAAACAAAATGATGACAGGGACCTACAACCAACAGCCACATTGGGAGGTGCGAAACTACCTATACGGGTGGGTGTGCGCAAAGATTGACCAAGGGCGCATAGTGCAAAGTTACCCGTTCCAAACCCATGAATGGGCCACGCTATGCAAAAAGTCCATGGAGCGACACGACAAGTTCTTACACGACCGCATGTGGGGCGCCAGTACGGCCTCACTGGTGTACGGGTACCAAGGCCAATTAACGGGGTCACTTAATTTTGCAATGACCCACTGGCAGTTAGAAAACAAACCCATCGTGGTGTGGGACCACAACAGTCAGGTGGTCAAGTTTGACATACCGGCCCTTGTGTGGATATGGTTGAAGACCTCGTGGGTACCCAAAGCATACAAAAGCCTCATGTGGGGTGAGAAGGGCAAGCAATGAAAAGATGGACCAACTTAGACAAGGCGATCATAGGGACAACCATGACGTACCAAGAGGGTGAGCGGGTGGCTGTGTTTGTGTACAGTGGCAAGGAAATCGTAAGCATACTTATGGAGCGGGACGGCATGGAGTGGGACGATGCCATGGATTTCATTGACTTCAACATAGATAACACGTATATTGGCAAGGACACCCCACTGCTAGTGTGGCCTGTAATCGACGAGGAGTACGATTTATGACACAAAATGAATTTAACAGCGCAGAGACAGAGTCCAAGTTGCGCATGGAGTTAGTTTACCAAGAGGTCCAAAAGCGCAACAAGGCCATGGAGCGAGAGTACGATTGGGTCCGATGCTTTGACGAGGCATACAGGAACGCGCTCGTATATGGCACAGGGTTTATCCAAGTGACAGTCAACAGCCCCAAAGGTTTACAATTATCGGTGGTGGCCCCCGAGCACTATTACTACATTCGCAAGGAGAGCAACGATGCCAATGGAAATACATGAAGACAAAATTATCATGCGAGCAGGCGAGTACGAATTACCTAAACACTGGATGGTGTTCAATGTAGGGTGCATCGAGTGCGGTGTTAGTTCAAACGTCGTCGGCCTGTACGCAACCGAAGAGGAGGCCAAGCAAATTGCAGGGGCCTGCGAGGATGAACTACACTGGCGTGAGAGCGGACAGAACGAGTTTGTGGTGTTCGACCTAAGAGCCCCACAGGCCCAAGAGTACACAGACGTAATTGCCAAGTTGAAAGAGCGCACATGAAACTGTACGAAGTGCCAAGACACAGCACAGTCATTTTGGAAGACGGCCAAGAGATTTACTTCTACAGAGTTGACGGCATGTATTCATACTGCAAAGACAAAGAGGGTGACGTGGTGCACTTACCCGCGTGGACCGAGGTGACAGTGAAGGAGAAACAAGATGCAACCTGAAACATTTATGCTTTGGATTTTTGTGGGGTGTATTGCCTGCGCGGTGGTGATCGGGATAATGGCCGACACCTACGAGCACTGGAACAAATGCAGACACGATTGGACCAAGTGGTCAACACCCGAGAAGCCGGAGACAAACTACTACGCGCCAAGTTACGGCCAACAGACAAAGTGCTGTAAAAAATGCAACCAATTTGAAATAAGGCAGATCAAATGACCAAAGACGAAGCGCTGAAACTGACAGAGATACTAAACCACGCGATATGGGACAGCGTGCAGGTTATCATACAGCCGGAACCGCAACAGCCTAAGTGCAACCCCCACCCCAAGGCACCACACGGGCTTGTGAGGGGCGCAAGCTACAGTGCCGCGCGCTACGTGTGCGAGTGTGAGTTGTGGGACCCCTACGAGGCCGGCAGGGAGGCAGGCGTGCAGGCCATGTTGGACTACGACATGCCCACCACCAAACCTGAGCCCGCACCATACAACCCACTGTCAACTAGTGAGATTGTCGAATGTGCTGTGAAGGTGTGGAGGTTTGATGCCAACGACGTGAGTGCGAACACAATCAAATTTGCGCGTGAGATTGAGCGCCTAACCTTGGACCGATAATGAGACGCCAATTACTGACAGCCGAGCAAGAGATCGAACTACACCACCGGATCGTGCAGGGTGACGAGGAGGCCCACGACCAGTTGGTGGAGGCCAACATGGGACTGGTGGTGTACATCGTGCAGAAGTTGCCACAGTGGGACCTGAACGGAAGCATGACACGCGACGACCTACTGCAGGAGGGCTACATAGCCTTGATGAAGGCCGCGCACAGGTGGAAACCGCAGGGAAGGTTTGCGAGTTACGCGCGCACACTGATCAAGAGCCAAGTGCTCAGAGCGGTGGAGAACAAGGCCCTACTCATTCACGTGCCGGTGTCGGTGCAGGAGGACCTGCGCAAGATCAAGCGGGTGGAGACCGAGTTGGCCCAAGTGCTCAACAGGGAGGCCACACCCAAAGAGGTGGCCAAGTTGACGGGCCTGTCAGAGAGCAGGGTCCGCGACAGACTGGTGGTGAGTCAGAGACAACCGGTGTCACTGGACGCGTACAAGAAAGACCAAATAACGGAAGAAGATTATGATTGACAGAATGATACAACTAGCAGAGGCCTACAAGCGGTCGTACGAATTGGAGCGGGCAAGGGCCGACCGATTGGTGGACGACGCCATGTTGGGCCGGTACCTGCGGCCCTTGTTTACCCGAGAGGCAGACCGGTGGACCATCAACACGACCCTAACAGGCCCGTCGCTAGACGACGCAATATGGAACCCCGACGCACACGACCAACTAAACAGCCTAGCGGCTGAGATGGAGCAAAGACATGAACCGCGTAATTAAAACCCTCATCATCACAGCAAGCGCCCTATTTGAAGTGAGCGCTTACTCTCAACAGTTGACTATCATGCAACTTAAAGACGCGCTCAAACACCAGTATACCCCGCAGGCGGTGCAGGCCACCGGCTACGTGCAGGGCGCGTACGACGCCATGACAGGGATCGTGCACTGCCCCACAGGCATGACGCCAACGAGGGACACGCTGATCAAGTGGACGCAAGAGGGACTGGAGCGGTACCACGGGCCTAACAGGGGCGCGGACCACCTACTGGCGGCAGTGTTCGCACAACGCGCGCCATGCGCAAAGAAAGGGCTAACATGAGATACGACGACGATGACATTCAGGAGTACACGCGCCCATGGAGGCCGCTGACACACGAGGAGTTGAAGGCAATGTGTGATAAGTGGAGAATAGTTTATGGTGGCCACGTTAACAATTTTGTAAAAGAGATTGAAACCAAACTGAAGGATAAAAACCATGGCTAAAGGTGACATTCGGGACGTGTGGGAGACAAACCGAAAACGTTTAGAGCGTAAGCGCCTAATGGAGCGCGAGGGGGCCAAGGCCAACAGGGACAAGGTCAACGCGTACAAGGCGGCCGCAAGGGCGGCAAGGGCGGCCGAGCAAAAGGCCATGAGGGTCAAGAGCGCGTACCACGCAGACTGGAAGGCTACCACGTACCAGTGCCCTGAGTTAAAATACAGGGGGTTGGCATGAAACGTGCTAAGATGCTACAATTAGCAGAGCAGGCGGGTTTTGTTATGTGGTCGGACTGTGACTGGAAGCCGAAGGGTGCCACGATAGACTGGTCCTGCGACTACGACAAAGAGTTGAGGAAGTTCACTAAACTGGTGGAGGCTGAGTATGAGCGGGTGGCTAATAGCCCTGACGGGGCTGATCTATGCGGGCGTGGCAGTTGAGCAGGGGCTCAAGGGCAACACACCCATGTGTCTAACGTACCTAGGCTACGCGTTTGCAAACGTCGGCCTGTACAAACTAGCGAGTTAATTATGATCTCAGAAGTTGACATTAAAGATTTTGACTACATACGGGTAGAGAACGTCAAAGAAAATGAGGACGGGTCCTGTGACTGCAACATCAACATGGGGCCACTGGCAACCAAGTACCTGCTAAATTTTGCGTTCATTGGCGTGCTGAAAACCGCCATTGCTGAAGGCAAACTGCTTACACCGAAGGACTAAGATGACAGACAACGAGCGCATGCAATACGAAGCCAACCTAAAGAAGTTACCGCCTGAGAAGGCGGCACAGTGGACCGAGGAGGTCAGGGAGGCGTGGTTACGTGTGCGACGGGCGAGAAAGGTGTGGCGCGCAACGCGCACACCCGCCACACGTTGTCTAGGTTCAGTCAAAGAGGACGGGCGCCTGACGCCCCTCTTCATTCCAAACACAGAGTTCATGCGCTACGAAGAGGCATGGATCGACTACTGTGAAAACTACCAACCCAAATACATTTTTGAAGAGCGCGCACGTGCGGGCGAAGATGACGACGACTACGATTGGAGCAAAGCATGAGTTGGATCGAATGGGCAATTGAAAACACGCTCAATGGGGCACCACGTATCGCCTTGGTTGACAGAATGAAACAAGAGGGCATTGCGGAGGCCGACGCGTTAGCCATGACCGCGGGACTTGATAAACTGTCGGGTTACAGGGTGGCCAGTAAAATTAACGAGCAGTACAAAAAATTATCTTCGGTGGTGGGTAATTTGCAATCATTACAAGAACACGACCCTGAGTACGAGAAAATTGAAAAGATAGATTTTCCAAGTGAAGAGGTATTTTTCAAAGAGTACTGGACAAGAAACAAACCGGTGATCATTAAAAATTTTGCGAAGGGGTGGCCTGCCATAAGCAAGTGGTCCCTTGATTATTTTGAGGACAAGTTTGGTGATGAGTTGGTTGAGGTACAGACTAAACGAAACACAGACAAAAACTACGAGTTAAACAGTGTTTTACACAAAACAAAAATGCCGTTGAATGAATTCATTGGAAAAATAAAAGCCTCTGAAAGCAGTAACGATTTTTACATGACTGCAAACAACAACACACTCAAAGAAACAAGGTTGAAAGAGGTGTTAGAAGACTTGGGTAAATTTCCAGAGTATTTAACCACACCCAAAGCGGACGGCAACACACATTTGTGGATAGGACCAAAGGGGACCATAACACCACTGCACCACGACGAGGTGGCTTTGTTTCATGTGCAAATTGTGGGACGTAAAGTGTGGAAGCTTATATCCCCTCTTTATGGGCCAAATGTATACAACCACAAAGGTGTGTTCAGTGCAATTGATTTGGAAAACATCGACTACGACAGGTTTCCAAAAATGAAAGGGGTAAAAATTATAGAGGCTTTGGTTGAGCCTGAAGAAGCTTTGTTTTTACCAATAGCATGGTGGCACGGGGTGGTGTCATTAGACCGGTCTATCTCAATGTCCATGATCAATTTTAAATATCCCAATCATTGGGAATACAAAAACCCAACAGGAGCGCATCAATGAAGGCCATACTTGAATTTGAGTACCCCGACGACGAGGACAAGTTGCGATACGCCCTGCATGGTCAAGACGCTATCTTTGCACTGTTGGACATATCAGAACAACTGCGCCTGCACTACAAGTACGAGGCAGATGGCGACCAAATACTGGCCAACATAAACGAGTTGGTCATTGAGGCTTTAAAATTGTGTCAGGAACACCCATGAAGAAAATCATTTACGCAATCTATTTATTTGGCGCAATACTCGCGTTAGTGACGGGCTACTTTTTGGACCCAATTACAGCACTGGCCATCGTGCTAATCATGCCTATGGTGGTGATCACCATACTTGAAATGCAGGGTGTTGTACAATTTGGGTACCACGGGCCGGAGGACAACAACAGCGTGCTCGGTAAAGCATCACGCGAGGACCTGACAGCCGAGGAGGCCGCGGAGAAGTATGGGCAGGCGGTGATCAACGAAATGGACGACCAGATTAAGGAGGCCGAGATGGGTCTTATGGAAATGAAGCAAGCGCGAGAAACAGCGTACGACACACTGAGAGGTGTCAAAAAATGATAAACTATTCACCAAACACAAAGGCGCAAACACATGAACAAACCAACAGCACTAGCGGTTCAATTCGAGAACATCCCGATCAGCCTCAAGAAAATCTCCCGTTGGGTTTTGTGGAGGTTAGTCGAGGTTGGGGAAGAGTCGAACAAGCGGTGGTCAAAGTTACCACTGCAGTCAAATGGGTCGTCAGCAAGTTCAACAAACCCAACAACATGGTGTGACTTTTTACATGCACAAGAGGCTTATCAAACAGGTCGCTTCGATGGTGTTGGTTTTGTCTTTGATGGTAGCGACGGCATCATGGGCATCGACTTGGACGACTGCGTGGATGCCGTTCAGGGTCCAACGTCTCTTACGCCTGAGGCGCAGGCCATTAAAGACGCGGTCCTAGGCTACGCAGAAATTAGCCCCTCAGGCACCGGCATCAAAATCTTTACACGTGCGCAGTTGAATGCCGCGCACGTTGACCACGAGAAGGGTCTCGAAATCTACCCCAAGGGCCGTTACTTTACAGTGACAGGCCACACGTTAGGTGGCACCATTCCCGACCAAGAGCAGGACCTGCAACACATCGTGCCTGCACGTCGCAGTTACCGCTCGGGGGATTCGTTTGCGGACTACAGCCCACCACTGGACGGGTGGGACTTGGCACGTGTTGAGACCGACCTGCTGACACTGCTAGACCCCGACTGTGGCTACACAGAGTGGTTGGCGGTGGGCATGGCCCTACACCACCAGTTCGGTGGTGACTATGAGGCACTGGAGTTGTGGGACCGGTGGTCTGATAACGACGGGGCCTGCGGGTCATACGCGGCAGGACAGTGCGCGGCCAAGTGGGACAGCTTTGGCGGCACTGGTGGCACCACACTGCGTTCACTGGTGTTTAAGGTCAACAAGACCAAAGAGGCCGCGGTGGTGGCCAACGGGGAGAAGGTGCTCACAGGCGGGCCCCTGAACCACGCCAAAGAGTTCTTGGCCAGTCAGTTCACGTGCGAGGAAGGCACGTCGCTGACCACATACGCAAACGACATGTTCCAGTACAAGGGCACACACTACCAAGACATTGAGGAGGCCACAGTGCGGTCCCTGCTGTACACGTTCTTGGACCGGTGCAAGAAGTACGACAAGAAGCAAAACCTGATGCCGTTCAACCCGACACCTGCGCACGTGTCTGCGATCCTAGACGCGGTGCACGCAGTCACCCACCTGCCCAACACGGCCAACACCAAACCACCGGTGTGGCTTGAGGGGTACGGGAACAACAGGCCAGACCCAAGCAAACTGGTGTCGCTTGAGAACGGCATCTTTCACACTGAGCAAAACATGCTGATACCCCACAGCTTGGGTTTCTTTACGCAGAACAGTTTGCCGTTTGCTTACGACCCTGACGCAACGTGCCCAACGTGGGAGCGTTTCTTGCAGGACATTTGGAACGACGACCCTGAG